CATCACCAATCAGCACCATCGATCTAGCCAATGTAACAAATAAATATTCAGCTTCAATCTGATGTTCACCTTTATAAAATTCCATAAGAACTTCAAAAATAGCAAACATGATCAGAGCCATTATTGATCCGTCCCATTTAGCAAAATCAGCATCACCGAAGATCTCATTCTCCAATAACCTTTCACGCATAATTGCGAAATCTTTGTAGGGATTAAATCCCACACAAATTCCATACTCATGCATGTGTTCTTTGAAGTGCACCATCAACTGTGCAAATATCTTCTTCGTCCACCAAATGTGGGGAAGAGGCATCACCCGGAAAGTTCTAGGCTTATCCTTTTTCTCCACATATCTTAACTCATCCTTGAAGGTTTCCCTACAAAGGAAATCGTTAATATCATACTTTGCATTTCTAGCATTGCTAGACAACCTATCTTTCAATTCAATGAAACTAGGAAGCATAACTTTGTTTTCAAAATCAAAGTACTTATCTTTACCCGGTAAACAACCGTATCCATTGCTGGAATCCTTGTTAAGTGAATTACAAGTCTTCCCACCAAAGGAACATTCTTGATCAGTTACATCACTGAAATCAATCATCATGCTCCTCAGGCAGTCCTTGATATACTCAATCTCTGGCTGTGTTACTCTACCCTGCTGCTTAAATGTCTTCATTGACATTTCCTTCAACGTAGCTCTAGGCGATCCTTTCGACTTAAAATTCGGAGGGATCCTATCCACTATCACGTGCCCGTGATCTTCCTTAATCTTCCGCTTCAGATCCATCATCTCATCATTGAACTTCGTGTTCAATATCGTCGGTACGAACTCCGTATCAGCAATTGGTTGTGAAATCACAATATCATCATAGTACATACGTGCACCTGATATATTTGGGACTATACCAATTGTAGGTTCCAAGTTTTGCACCAATTCATCACCCTCAAGCATAAGAGTACGAATTTCCTGTCGTGTCTTCAAAGGGGGAATCACACAGAATCCCTCGCTACCGTTTCCGGCAACGTGCATCCCTATGATACCATGCTCGTCACTAGCCAACATCGTTCCACACATACCCGCCCCTTGTAAAGGAGTGATATATCCTGAATCTACTGCATGTTTATACTCATGTTTAACTGATTCTTTATACTTAGTATACTTGATTTCTTCTGTGTTTGGTAACATAGAGACGCCAAGTACAATAGGTATTGACAAACCAGCATT